AGTTTCTAAACCACTAGAACTAGCGAATTCAAGGAAAAGATTACAATTCACTATGGAGAGCATCGGAAGATTCGAAATTACACCAAGGAAAAAGAATATTACAAGCGCTGGAACGGATAATGATCAGACTCGAGTTGAAGTTTATTATGATGTTAAAGAAAACATTTTTTCATTTTTGCATTCTGTTTTGTTAGGTGATCCTGTTAACCAAGCTTTTGTACATGCTGACAATAAACAGGTTAATTATTCCATATGGGCTGAACGAGTGCCAATAACATTAACACATTCTGATCCAGATATCACGTTTTCAGATATTGTAACGAGAAGCCAAAAATTGAAGAAAATTTTAGATCTTACTAAAGGACTGACGCCGTTCACAACATTTAATGTTATGGAGGGATATGAATTAATCTACAATTTAGAAGGTGAGACACAATTACAGGTGGTTTTTTCAATGTTTGATCAAACGGTGATAAATGAAACAATGGCGTTGTTTAAGGCTATACTTCGTGAATCTAATCATTTCATTTTAAATAACTCGACTGAATATGATTCAAAAGTTGAACTGCGTGATTTAAGATTGATTTATAGATCGGTTGTTGCATATTATGCCGTCAACAAGTCACCGCCACCGAGTATTATTTTGATGTTATCACAGGACAAGAATTCTCCTACTTTAATTAGATATATTGCTGCTAATTCCGCTAAATTAACTACTGGAACTGATGAATTTTTATCGACCTACAAAAGTCATTATGAACAAGGTTGTGGAATGATTATGCTTGCAGCTTATGGCAAGTATAAATATATTAACTTTGACGGTACGTTTCTTTTTGGTAAATTGAAAACACGCGTTAATCCTAACAGACAGTTTACTAAGCCATCCGTGGCCTTAGCTGGTTTGAGTGCTGTTGATATGTTTTAATTTATATTTTCATGTTTCTTATATGTATATTTATGTTCCTTGTTTAACGTATCATCATGACTACACGAATAAAATTAAAACCTTCCGATTATGTATTTGATATTAATGAAATGGTTGAACTTGTGTCAACTAACTTTATTAACAACAAGATTTTTCAAACCGATGAAACCAAAGATACTGATACCAAACCAACTGATGTTACCAAAGAATTAGTTGAAATAGATAAACAGATAGATTTTAATGAGAAGAAAGTAGAGTCAATTATTCCGCGGAATAATTTCGCGGGAATTGCGATATTATTCATTTTTAGGTGTATATTCGCATGTTTTAAGTATGCTTTCAATCTTGGATATTATTTAGGGAGTTTTGTTTGTAGAAGAAAGGTGATCCGAATGTCTCTAGGTTTCATCTTTGGAATATTTACTAACATATTACTATTTATGATATTATACGGTTTTTACTTATTATATGTATTTGGATACACAATGTATTTCAAGGGTGGAGATGAAGCTAAAGTTGTAACTAAAGAGAGCCTGGACGCCACACTTGAAACATTGAATAGTATATTAAGATATGCAAAAATGACACACGATGTTGGATTAGTTGATGCCACTGAGCGAGCCATCGCTGAAGCCATCTATCCTGGTATTAATGCGACATATCTTCCAGGCTTGTGATTTGGGTAATCGACTTCCTATTAGTGGTTACTGTTGTC